GCGAGCTCATCGAGCCGACCAACATCCTCGAGCTCGTGCGCCTCGGCCACCTAGCGCCGCTGCGCTCCAAGCACACTACCGCCCAGCTTGATGTGACCGAGGTTCACAAGCGTGGCGGGGAATTTATTGAGGCCGAACTCCAGGCGGCAGTGGACACCGAAGACCAGAACAATTCCGTTGTGCGCGAGATCATCAAGCTCGCCGGGGATCGCAAGGCGTGGCTGGCTTTCTGCTCTGGCGTCCAGCATGCCTGGAACATATGCGACAAGCTAAACGAGCTCGGCATCATCGCGGACTGCATCACTGGCGGCACTTCCAAGCGTGAGCGAGAGCGCATCATCGGCGAATTCAAGGCTGGCCGCATCCGCTGTTTGACCAACGCCAACGTCCTGACCACCGGATTTGATTACCCGGACATTGACCTGATTGCCATGCTGCGGCCCACGATGAGCCCAGGCCTCTACGTCCAGATGGCGGGCCGGGGTTTGCGGCCCAAGAGCCATACCGACCATTGCCTAGTGCTGGACTTCGCCGCAGTGGTGGCCACCCACGGACCCATCACCCATGTCAGGCCGCCGAACAAGAAGGGCGAGAAGGAAGGCGCTGCGCCGGTCAAGGTATGCGACAACTGTCAAGAACTCTGCGCCCTGGCGGCTCGTGTATGCCCTGCCTGCGGGCATCCTTTCCCGGAGCCAGAGCCCAAGAAGTTGAAGTTGCAGAACGATGACATTATGGGACTGGCGGGCAAGGAAATGTCGGTCACCGCCTGGCGCTGGCGCAAGCATGTCAGCCGCGCCAGTGGCCAGGAAATGCTGATGGTGACGTACTACGGTGCGCTTTCCGATGCGCCAGTGAGCGAGTACATGCCGGTGAACAATCCCGGTTACGCGGGCGAGAAGGCCCGCAGGACCGTGGCAACGATTGCTGTAGACGCCGATGTGCTCGTGTCAGACCTCTACAACCCGCTGGATGTGGTGGCCGACATTCTTTCCTGCGGCGAGCCGCCAGACATGATCGAGTTCAAGATGGACGGTAAATATCACCGTGTTATGCAACGAAAATGGAAACTAGATGCGCCACAAACAGCCTGAGATCGTGACGATCTACTACAACGCAATCAAGGCCGGCCCGCCGCGTTGCTGCCATAGTTGCGAGCTCTACGGCACGGATGGCCTGTGCGTGGAGTTTTTTAAGGAGCCGCCGGAAGATTTCGCCGCCACGCCGGATGCGTGTGACAAGTGGGAAATTTCAATTCCATTTTGAAATTAAAACGGGTAAAATGGCGACTGCTATTTATAGGAAATCGCCATGCAAAAACAGTGTTTTAAGTGTCAAACCATCAAGCCAATATTGGAGTTTTATAAGCACTCCCGGATGGCTGATGGCCACCTAAACAAATGCAAAGAGTGCGCCAAGGCAGATGTAAGTAAGCATCGTTTTGAAAATATTGAAAAGGTTCGCCATTACGACAGAAATCGTGCAAATTATTCTGAAAGATTAAAGGCTTCAGTTGAATTAACACGAATCTGGCGTGCTAAGGATAAGCGCAGGCAAAAAGCACACAGCGCGGTAAGTAACGCCATCAAAAGCGGAAAGCTGATAAGACAACCATGTTGCAGATGTGGCGAAAAGAAATCACTGGCGCATCACGAAGATTATGACAAGCCGCTGGACGTAATGTGGCTTTGTCAACCATGCCACACGCAACGTCACAAGGAGATAAAAACATCATGACCGACCGCATACCGACCGAGCACGAAGAACAACGCGAGCTGGTGCAGTGGATCCGCCAGGCCTGCGGGGTGCGGGTCTTTGCGATCCCCAACGGTGGCTTGCGAGGCATCGCCGCCGCCGGACGCCTGAAGGCCGAAGGCGTCAGCGCCGGAGTGCCTGACCTGTTCGTCCCGGCCTGGTTGCTCTGGATCGAAATGAAGAGGGAAAAGGGCGGCAGCGTCTCGTCAGAGCAGCAGAGCTGGCACGACTACCTGCGCAACTTGGGGCACCATGTGATCGTTGGTCGCGGACAGGAAGATGCTAAAGAAAAGATGCGAAACCTAGGGTTTGTACCTAAGAATTGATGCTTTTTTTTGGGTATTATTCTTCTCACACCAACCCGCAACCAGCGAACAGGAGCACACACCATGGCAGCAACAATTCCCCATCGGCACGTTGACGCAGTCGAAGGACTGCGCATCATTGCTTTGCGACGCGTGCCAGTCTTGAGCGTTCAAGACCAGGTTTCAGCAATCATTGACGCGTGGAAAGCGTACCGCAAACCCGGACTGGCGTATTTTTTCCACGCTTGGTCAGACCGTGCGCCGATTGAGTTTTTTGACGATCGCCAACATCGGCGCGATGTGCGTGCTGCGCTGGAAGCGGAAGGCTTTACCCTCGGCGACTAAGAACGCAACCACCCCAGCCCGGCCCAGCGCCGGGCACCAAGGAGCCCCCATGATTTCAGACACCCTCTTCGCCATAGCCCTCGGGCTTGCCGGCGCCACCTTCCTCTTCCTGGCACTGTCATGAACGGCGCCCCACCCTGCCCAATCGACAGCGTGGAATTCGTCTATGACATAGACGAAGTAGACGCCCCGCTGGTCTGCCACCTAGATTACGAGCCGGAGTGCTTCGGCCACGGCGATCACCCCGACTACCCCAGCACCATGTGCCTGGCAGCCGCCTACATCAAGGACGTGGACATTCTCGGCCTCCTGAGCCCAGACAAGATCGAAGCAATTGAGTTGCTCGCCCTGGACGAGCAAGAGCGCTTTGATGGCGATGGTGGGTACGATGAAGAATAAACCGCCAAGCATTGGATGGTGGCCATGCGGACCGCACTGGCTGCGCTGGTGGGATGGCAAGCACTGGTCCTGGCCGTGCTTTGACTCTGACAGCATGAATTCGGTGGCAACGTATGGCAACCGGATTGACAAGAACGCAAAGGACGTTAGGTGGTATCTACGGCCCGCATGGTGGCCAGAGAGGTCAAAGACATGAAAGACAGGGAAGAGTACTTCTGCCGCGCTGCGGCCCGCCAGAGCCTGTTCTGCGCCGTGTGGTTTGTCGCCCTAGTAACGCTGATTGCGTGGTTGGCGTGACGCACATCGGATGGATGGTGAGCGAGTCAGGCGTCTGCATCCTGCTCACTCGGCGCCGGGAGGAAATGCAGTACTGGGTGGGCCTCGGATGCACTGCGGTGCCGCTCTATGCGCTGCCCCCTGTGTAACGCACCGACCAGCGTAGTTTCGACTCGGCACCAGCCTGACAACACAACCCGAAGGAGAATGACTTGCTTCAACAACCACCGATTCTCAACGGAGGAACGACCCGTCGTTTTCCCCGGACGCTCGACCAAGCGTTTAACTACGGGGCCGATTATGGCTGCTCCATCGTCCATTACCGCAACCGCTGGAGCTGGGCCAACCGAGCCGCCGTCTGCGTTCTTTGCGCTTTGGCACTGGTGTGGGGAGTGACGCTGTGGACTTGAAGAGCCAACTACTGCGCGAAGAGGGCGCCGAGTCCTGCGCTTATCAGGACAGCCTCGGCTACTGGACCATCGGCGTAGGCCGGCTGATCGACTCGCGCAAGGGCGGCGGGTTGTCCAACGAGGAAATTGACTTCCTGCTTGAGAACGATATTGCGCGCAACTACGAGGCAGTGCTGGCTGCGCTGCCGTGGATGGAAAAACTCAACGATGCCCGCCAGGCCGTGCTCATTGGCATGGCGTTTCAGATGGGCTTGAAGGGACTGCTCCAGTTCAAGCGGACGCTGGGCAGCGTTGAGGATGGGCACTACGCCGAGGCCGCAGCAGAGATGTTGGACAGCGCCTGGGCCAAGCAAACCTTTGGACGGGCAACCCGCATGGCCAAGCAGATGGAGACGGGCGAATGGCACTAGACCCTTTGACCGCTGCGCTAGACGCAGGCAAGACGATCATCGACAAGATATGGCCCGACGCTGGCGAGGCCGAGCGCCAGAAGGTGCAGATGGCACTGGCCATCTACGCCGGCCAGGTTGAGATCGTCAAGGCAGAAGCACAGTCCGAGCATTGGATTGTGGCGGCCTGGCGGCCTGTCCTGATGCTGACCTTCGGCGGGTTGATCGTTGCCCGCTGGTTGGGTTGGTCTGCGCCCAACATCACAGAGGCAGAGATTTTGAAGCTCTGGAGCATCGTGGAGTTCGGCCTTGGCGGCTACGTCGTTGGGCGCAGCGTCGAGAAGGTTGTGCCTGCTATAGCTGGAGCATTGAAGAAATGAACGAACGAATAAAACAGCTAGCCGAGCAGGCTGGCATGAACATTAAAACGAACGTCATAGGCACGGCGTTGGTCTTTGGTACGTTTGAGGGTTACAAGACCTCGCATATCACTGTTGAGGAGTTGGAGATGTTTGCCAATCTCATCGTGCTGAAGTGCGCCCAAATAGTTGAAAACGAAGCGGCTCAATACGCCGCCCCAGTTTGGGCAGTTGAGCTAATAAATGACATGCACGAACACTTTGGGGTGGAGTTATGACCGAAACCGAAAGAAACCTAGACCTCCTGCTAGGCGATGCCATAGCAGAAAACGAAAAGTACAGGAAAGCAAACGCTTACCTTGTCAATGCGACAGCTTTTGCACTGGCTGAAGTTGCTACTTTCAAGAAGCGACTCAAGTATCAAGACGATAGGGAAGGCCACATCGGTACGCATGGCCCCGACTGCTGGAGCTACGGCCCTAAGCACTACGAATGCGCCCTTAGACACATCAACTCAATGACGGATGACGGAAAATGACATACAAAAACGTTACACAACCATTGCCGGACACGCCGCTGGAGA